CCGGAGGATGCACCCAAGGCTGGGTCATGGCTTGCCAATGGGCGATGGCTTCCGTGTAGCCGGGGATTTTCTCCGGCTCCTTCTTCTTCTTGCGTGGCTTGCGCTTGGCAGGTCGCGATTTCGCGACCGGAGTACTGGTCGCTTCCTTGGTCGCTTCTTGGTCTGCTTCGTCGGAAACTCTTTCCGGAGGGGGCGGAAACTCTTTCCGGTAGCGACGCCACATCGAGACGAAAAACACGACAGCCAGACCGATAGCCAATCAGCGTCAGGCCGCGACCGTTCAACACGTTGAGTGCGGTCCTGACCGTCCGTTCAGTCAAGCCGGTGTCATGGCCAATCGTCGCTGCGGATGGCCAAGCCTCGTCAGCCTGATCCGCATAGTCCATCAATGCAATCGCAACGAGGCGCTGCGTTGACGTCAGCCCTGAACGCAGGATCGCGCGTGTCCGGTCCTGCGGCTTCACAAGCTGCACCCCGACCACGTACGCGACGCGCCCATCACCAGACAAGGTGTGGGGGTGTCTCCTTTCATGTTGTCTTCCTGTGTGCGCCGCCTGCCTGTGCAACCGTCTCGGAGCGACCGAGACGGCGGGCCATGGGCCCTGCACAGGAAGGATGGCAGTGTGCAACCCCGAAGGGCGCGGCGACTATAGCACGCCGCGCGTTGAGGCTAGCGATACAGCCTCGAGGGTTCCCAATCCGGCAGCAGCGCGCGCTTGATTGGCTCGCCGTCATGATCGCGATACCAAGCGCGATCGATGACCCACCATTGGGCTTCAGCGGTCAAGGTGTTCAGCATGGTGATTCCGGCGCGGATGTCACCATGGCGCTTCAGCCAATCGTTGAAGTTCTCCGTCTGTCGGACGGTCAGTCGCTTCGTGGTGCCATCTTCCATCTTGACGACCATTCCAAGATGCTTGTTCATTGCCATCTCCTGTCTTGCTAAGGTTGAGAGTGAAACGGGCCAGCGTCCGGTTTGTTGCACTCGTCCTGTGATTTTTGGCCCACGACCAAGCCCTCACAGGCCCACTGGAGAGCAATCACCAGCGTCGTGGCCTCGTCGATGAAGCCGACTTCCGGCCATTGCTTCAGGCTCATCGACCAGGCGCCGGGGACTTCACCATCTCCCTTGTGAAACCATGGTGTGGCCTGCTGGTCGTTCCACGCATCGCGCACCAGCTGCAGCAAGCAGCCACGCGTTGCGGGATGTTGGAGATCCGGCAAGAGGCAGCATGACTCCAGATCCGTGCTGCCGTCGTCACGAACGATGCGGCTATCAACGATGAAGTTGACGCTTTCATCCTTGTCGAAGAACGCAACGGACGTTGGCTCGTGCGAGACGTCGACCTTGATCAGGTTGAGGATGGGCTCGAGATCGTCGCCGTCCTGTTTGTAGTCCACGCGCGTGATGACATAGCCATCGAGCGTGACCATGCCTCGCACCCAACGCCAGCCGTCGCAGTTCATCGCGCGTACGGCCAGATTGATCTGGCGCCTCGCGGCTTCAGTCGTCTTGTCATTCTTCATGTTGCTCTCCTTTAGTTTCGCTGTGGAAAACCGTGCGATTGCGCGTGCTTGTCCACATGGTTCATGATTTCGTTGCGGATGGCTTCCCACTCCGGCGAAGCCAGCCAAAGCGCCTCGCAGGCTGGACAGCCGTCAAGGGCGATGAACTCGGCTGCTCCTGCCAGTTGATGCTTGTCGGCGACTTGTCCACAGACTGTGGAAACCCCGTCGCGCGTCCAATGCCAGAGGGAAGAGATGCGAGGTTGACCGAGCTTCGCTGCGGCTTCTCGATTGCGCATGATCCAACGCTCCTTGCGCGCTTGCGCGCGGCGCTTTCCAGGTGAGAGACAGAACTGTCCGGCCTCATCGCGGTGTGTCACAGGATCTCCCGAAGACAGCAAGACGGATGGTTCAGCAAGTCATCAAAGCGGAACACCATGACGTCCAACTCCGAATCATCTGGAGAGAAGATGCGTTGCTTGCCCCAGAGGGCAGCTTTGCCCATCAGGC